GAGACCATGCCCAGCAAGATCGAAGGCTGCACAAACGTTGTGCTGTACTACGGATCTTCTGCCTATGACACGCGGCAAATGAGCTCCTTAATTGACCGGCTGATCGAGGATGCAAGATCGCTGGACATTGAGACCATGCATCCAGAACGTCTTGCGGCATTGTTGGAGGGATGGAAATGACAGAGATATGGAAAGACATTCCCGGATATGAGGGCCTGTATCAAGTCAGTACATTCGGCAGAGTGCGGAGCCTGCCCAGAGCAACAACGGGAGGTTTAGTGCTGAAGCCTGCGATGGACAAAGACGGATACGAAAAAGTGGGCTTTAGTAAAGATGGGCGAATGAGGCAGTACTTCGTTCATAGACTTGTGGCCTTGGCTTTTATCGAAAACCCGCATGATTATCCTTCTGTAAATCACAAGGACGAAAACAAGCAGAACAATGCCGTAGAAAACTTGGAGTGGTGTACTGTTGCATACAACAACGGTTATGCGGACGGTCACGCACGGAGAGGCAAGAAGCGGTGGGTTCCTGTTTCGCAATATACGATGGACGGCGAATATGTGGCGACATACGACTGCATTAAAAATGCTGCACACGCTGTTGGGGCGAGATCCCACGCAAACATATCTTCTTGCTGCTCAGGCAATCGGAAAACCGCTAACGGTTACAGATGGAAATACGGAGCTGACCACAGATTGGAGGCGTTGCTAAGTGCCTGGACTTGATCGGAATGGATACGCGCCGAGCATTATCCCTGATCACAGCGAGACACAGTGCTGGCTGTGCGACTGTAACGGGCGCGGCAAGATGGATCGGCACGAGGTGTTTGGCGGAGCTTACAGATCTAAATCAAAGAGCCTGGGCCTGTGGGTTCATCTTTGTCATGAGGACTGTCACCTGAACGGCGTACACAAGAGCGCATACGAGGCAGCGCTTTTGAAGAGTGAGGCGCAGCTCTGCGCAATGAAGCAATACGGATGGTCGAGAGAAGATTTCATTCGTGAGTTTGGCAAGAACTATCTATAGGAGGAACCAATGACACAGTGTGAAGAGATCCTGGAATATCTCAGAGAGAACGGATCGATCACGCCGGTTGAAGCTATGTCTGAGTTTGGCTGCATGCGCCTTGCAGCTCGTATCTCTGATCTGAGAGAGCAGGGCGTGAGTATCAGACGCACGATGGCAAGGGGCCGAAATCGGAAGGGACGAGCCGTAGCCTTCGCCAAGTACATCCTGGAGGAGGGCTCTGATGGCTGAGAGAAAATACTACTGGCTGAAGCTAAAGCGAGACTTCTTCAAACGGCATGATATCCGCATTATCGAGGCCATGCCAAACGGGAAGGACTACATTCTGTTCTATCTCAAATTGTTGGTAGAGAGCGTAGATCACGAGGGTGCGCTCCGGTTTTCCGAAACCATCCCATACAACGAAGAGATGCTGTCTGTGGTGACCAATACCAATGTAGACATCGTCAGAGCAGCCATGAAGCTGTTCGCGGAGCTTGAAATGGTAGAGGTGCTGGACGAGGGCACGATCTATATGAATGAGGTACAGGCGCTCATTGGATCTGAGACGCGATGGGCCGAGAAAAAACGGCAATATCGGCTAAAAGAGGACAATGTCCTCGCTCTGTCCGCTCCTTGTCCGACCGATGTCCGACAAGAGATAGAGACAGAGAAAGAGATAGATAAAGAGATAGAGATAGAGAGTATTAAGAAGCGCAATCCGCGCTTCTCCCCTCCAACCATTGATGAGGTAAAAGCCTATTGTCGGGAGCGGAATAAGGGCGTTGATCCAGAACGTTGGTACAACCATTACACAGCCAATGGCTGGATGGTTGGAAAGAACAAAATGAAGGACTGGAAGGCTGCTGTTCGTACATGGGAGACGACAGTCAAAAAAGGATGTGTAGCAGATGGAAAGCACGAGAGGATTGGCGAGCACCTTATCTGATCCTATGAGAAACTGGACGGCTGCGGAGCTGGGCGTTCCGCCGAAATACTGTCCAGTGTGCGGCAAGGAGAAGCCCTGGCGCGTGGTTGATCTGATGGGATCTAAGTTTAAGGGCGTGATGATGTGCCCATGTGAGGTGGAACTGGAAGAGGCAGAGAAGAAGGCTGAGGAAGCCAGGAAGAAGCAGGAGCGCATTGATCGCATTATGGCAATGTCAACGCTTGGAGAGCGGTTTGCCAGAGCATCCTTTGACACCTGGCTGCACGATCCCAAGACGGAAAACTGCTATGAGGCCGTGAAGCAGTACGCTGACAGCTTCGACAACACTGTTGAGGAAGGCCTTTGCATCTATGGAGCGCCAGGTAACGGCAAGAGCCACCTGGCAGCTGCTCTGGTGCATAGCGTGGTTGGCAAAGGATACACGGCTGTGTTCATCGAGGTGCCGGATCTGTTTGCAAAGATCAAGGCCACATACAATGACGACTCTGACGGGATCAGCGAGACCAAGATCATAAACGCGCTGAGTAAGTGTGATCTGCTTGTGCTTGACGATGCAGGCGCAGAGAAACCTAGCACCTGGGTGCAGGAGAAGTTCTATCAGATCATCAATGCCAGGTACAAGAACCACCTGCCGTTGGTGATCACCACAAATACAAAGGACATGGCCGGCCTGGAGGACGTGATCGGCTTCAGATCCTATGACCGTGTTCTGGAGATGTGCAGACCGTTGAAGAACAACGGCGAGAGCTACAGAAGAAATATTGCAGTCAAGAGACTGCGGAATATGTAAGGAGAATTATTATGCTGAACAAATGTATCGTTATGGGCCGTATGACCAAAGATCCTGAGCTTCGTAGAACCGGCAACGGAACACCTGTGACCAGTTTCTCTCTGGCATGTGATCGAGATTTCAAGGACAAGCAGAGCGGAGAGAAGGCGACTGACTTCATTGACGTGGTCGCCTGGCGGAACACGGCGGAGTTCGTGAGCAAGTATTTCGGAAAGGGCCGCATGGTCGTGGCGGAAGGCCGGCTGCAGATCCGCGAATGGATGAAGGACGGCCAGAAGCGCCGCAGCGCTGAGATCCTGGCTGACAATGTGTACTTCGCTGACAGCAGACCTGCAGAGGGCTGCAACGCTCCAGACATGAGCTATGCAGAGCCTGTTCATGCTCCCAAGTTTGCGGAGATCACTGAGGAAGATGGCGAGCTGCCGTTCTAAGGAGGTATCCCGTGTATGGGGAAAGCAAGCAGAGACAAGGGCAAGCGTGGCGAACGAGAGTGGGCTGCGCTTTGCAGAGAGCAAGGCTACGACTGCCACCGTACTGCCCAGTACCGTGGAAATACCGGAGACGCAGGAGACGTTGAGGGCCTGCCTGGTATCCACATTGAGGTGAAGCGGACAGAACGGCTTTTGCCGTGGGACTATATGACTCAGGCAACTCACGATGCAAGGGAGGCTGGCAAAGGTCAGCTCCCCATCGTGGCCTGGCGGAAGAACGATCACGGCTGGCTGGTAATGATGCGAGCTGAGGACTGGTTCCAGATCTACCGCGAATGGGAGGCTGGCCGTGAACAGTGACCAGATTGTCGATGCTATGAAGCGGCGGCTGCCGGTGCAATACGATGGCCGGCAGTTCGACCGCATCCTTGAATACGTTCTGTGGTTTGACAACGACAGAAAACGCCGGACATCTGTCGTGTTACTGCAGGGCAACAGTAGTTTTCGTGTACCGGCGGAGAAAGTAGAGCTTTTGGAGGGCAATGGATGACTAACGAGTCTATTTACTATGTGATCGGCCTGATTCTTGGAGGTCTCTTGGGTTATAGCTGGAGGTGGCTGTTTCATGGCTGAGTATATCGAGAGAGAAGCGTTGATAGAAGCGGTTCGACAGTATCAATACCCTTATGGGGTTGAGTTTCTTATCTGCAATCAGCCTGCCGCAGACGTGGCCCCTGTGGTGCATGGGCGGTGGGTTCCGTACCACGAAGCAGATATTGGCTGGGACGAATACGGAGTAAGGTGTTCGGTCTGTAACTTTGAAGTAGAGAGCTTAAACATTGGTCTTGTTTGTCAACATTACTGCCCCAACTGCGGAGCAAGAATGGACGGTGAATGATATGCGGCTGATTGATGCGGAT